AACTATCTTCATGTTGTCCACTTATTCCTTAAGGTAAAGCTATCAGGACTGAATGACATCTCACCGGCATATCCTGTAGCTCCTGTGGGACGGTTCTTAGTGATGTAAAGCCGTGTCGTGTTACGGTCATCCTCATCCTCTGCCATGTTGTCCCTCTGAAGCTCTACAACGACACTAGCACGTTGTTCGATCATCTTACAATACTTAACAGCACCGTCATCATTTGTGTGAGCTATCGTAATCAAACCAACATTCAATTCAGCAGCAAGCTTTGACAACCGGATAGCCATGTCAGCTAAGAATGTCTCCTTGCTTTCATCACCGTTCTTGCTGGCTGCTACGTCTTGTATCGGCTCGAACATGATGTACTTACAACCACAGGCTTGTGACAGGTAACGGATCTGGTCCAGTAGTAGAAGGGGATCATCTTCATCGTTTAAGTAAAACTGAAACAGCATCTCATCCTTGGTGATCTTAGATATAGCCTCTTGCACAATTTCGTCGTAGCCATTGTCAACAATAAGGTCTTTCCTTGTCACATTCGCTTGTAGCTCATAGCTGCACAGACCCAACAGACTTCTAAGCTTTGTCTCTTCAAGATGCCAAATGGCAATAGGGACATCAGGGTATTCTGACAGAATGCGATATTGAAGATAACGCATAAACTCTGTCTTACCAATGCCTGTCTTAGCCTTGAAGACAGTAAAGTGACCCTGCATTAAACCTAATGCCAAATCATCAAAGTCAGGAATACCTGTCTGAACATACACATGCTCTTCCGCTTTGTTGTACAGATTAAGAAACTGGCTTGTCGTGTTTAACACATTGTCAGGAGTGAACTTCCTAGCTCCCCACCAAGCATTGACAAATTCCTTCGTAGCCCCTGCTTGAAGAAAGTCATTGGCGTCCTTGTACTTGTCATGGATGACACGATAGACTTTGTTAGGGAACATCTTTGCAATCTTATGGGCAACAGCATTACCAGCCTCATCACTGTCAACTGACAAGATTATCTTATCAAAACCGTTAAGGTACTCTCTGGTCTTTTCCCAAAGCTTACGTGAAGGTGTGGCTGACGGTAGAGAAATAAAAGGACAAGGAAATTTAGGGTTGTTGCACATCTGGTAGGCAGACATAGCATCAAGCTCACCCTCACAGATAGTGACAATCTTACCTGTTCCAGTATTCCATAGGTTCTGACCAAAGAACTCATCTGTCTTCATACCTTCAAGAAAGAAGCCTTCCTTTGGTAAGACACGGATCTTACGACCACCAGAAGGATAAGGGTAAACATGCTTAATTGGTTTACTTGATCGATCAAGTACAGTTGACACATTAAAGAACTTCATAGTCTCTAACGTAATTCCCCTACACCCCTCAAAGACTTCTTCTTCGGTACGGGCTGACAACATCATAACTTCTCCTCTTTGGTTGATTGGGTACTCTTCCAAGGCCCAACTTTCGTAACCCTTTTCAGAAGGGTATTTCTTTTCACAACTGTGGCACTTACCAGCTTTGCTCTCTGTATTGTAAGAGAAAGCATCTGACGAACCACAATCAGAATAAGGACATTTAACGTGACTTCTCCAAGACATATACAATAGTTCCTTTATCTACTGTTTTCTTTTTTATCTTTAGTTTCGTACTTTAGTATAGGGATTATACCGGTTTAATCTGATTCGGTTGTCACTTGTCAAGAAGAATCTTTGGTCTTACTTTAGGTTTTACTGAATTAGACAAGGCGTCAGTCTTCAGACACTGACCGATAGCATCTCTATCAATGGCGTAAATAGGCTCGTAGAAGTCAGGTAAAGCATCACCGCAAGCTTTATAACTAGGGAAGACCACCTTCGCTTGAAGGTAGTCTCCATTGAGTGTGTAGCTCAAGACAAGGACAGTATAGAACAACATTATAAATAATCCACCACTACACCGGTATTCCAGTTCTTAGCTTCTTTCTCAGCTTCCTCACGGTTAGTGAAGACCCATACCTTAGTGTCGTATGTCCAAGGGTTCTCCTTTCTCACAAAGGTGTACTCGCCTTTCTCAATCTCTATTTGAACAACATATCTACCCACCTTCTTTCTCCTTATCTAAACCAGCCTTTACTAATTCAATAAAGCCTACGTTAAAGATAGCCATAAAGGTTTCTGGATCACACTCTACTTGTAGTGTGGCACTACCATCCTCATGCTCTTCTATGTCTGTCACTTTGATTATGTCACTCTTCATGGTTTACTCCTATACACGGCAGTAAGATAGACAGCTTACAGTACTTAGGGTACTCGTCATATGTCATAGCTATCAGTACTGGTGGCGCAGCTATCAGTAACGCTACAATAGCTGACGCCTTGATTGCACCATTAATGTTACCTCTCATTAGCAATCTCCTCTGTCAGTGCCGTCCAAGACACAGGAAACAACTCCTTCATCTCAAAGAAAATATCCCAAGCTACTAACTGTGTTTCATACTGTGTATCAGACTTACAACGTAAGTTACACATATCAGCAAATGCATCCAAGCTACCTGACCAGTACCACTCAGTCATCATAGACTGTGGCAGTACCATACGTGCTTGCTCTGGGCATACACCTAAGTCTAGTAGGTACTCATACTCTGTCAATGCAATCTCGTTAAACCCGTTGTCAGATACAGTTACTATTCCAGCACTGCCTTGCTTCTTGTCAGCACTACGCCCACGCCACTCAGTAGGCTCATAGAACTCAGGCTCACTATCCGTGTATCTTCTTGATATTTCGTTCCAACGCAGAAATTTATGTTTGACTAGCTGCCTAGCTACAAAGACTGGTGCCTTGATGTGGAATGATGCAAAGCAATGTCCTAAAGGTGACATGTGTTTATGCTTGGCTAAGTACTTGATAAGTTTCTTATCCTTATCTTTCATGTGTTGCTTGAAGCTATAGGCATCTGACTCTTCGTAGTCCCACTCACTCTCCTTACCAAAACTTACACGGGCTGCATTAACTACAGTCAAGTCATTACCCATACTGCCTTTGAAAGTTGCGTCTATTTGATTTACCACGGTGGTTCTCCATTCTCATCTAGTTCAGGCATGTTAAATTCAAAAACTCTAGGCTGTGGTTTATCCTCAACCTCTTCTAGAAAAGAACGGGGTACAATGACCCCGATCTCTTCCATAAACTTCTCTAGATCATTTTCCACTAGAGCCGACCTAAGCCACAGTAACGCCGCCCCTCTGACACCATCTCAAGCACACGGTCAGGCTTGAAGGATTTGACAGTATCTTTGTCAACCCAGATGGGGATGAGGTTGTTCTTACGGAGCATACGAGAAACAGTCTCTGACTTCTCTGTACCCTTAAGGTACTTCTTTACATTAAAGCGACCGTTATAAGTCCGTTCCTCACCACTCTTGGTCAAGAAAGTAACAGTGACAAACTTACCTGTTGCACAGATATTGGTGACTAATCTTTCATCAAGCATTTTATTCTCCTCTTGCTGATGTGAAATTGCTATTCCGATTCGCTGGGTGGAGTCAACTACTAATTTAGTTCAGACCGTAGAATATTTAGTTCAGACCGTGGCCCCTCGATCATTTTCCACTGGTGGGGTACTAAATTCCCACGGTGGGGTCTATATTTCCACTGGAGGGGTCACGGTCATTTTCCACTGGAGGGGGGTCATTTTCCACTGGAGGGGTGTTCCCGATTCGTTCTAGTGTTCCTGATTCGTTCTTTGTTCCTGATTCGTTCACGATTCGTTCTCCGTTCATGATTCGTTGCTGATTCGTTCCAGATTCACGATTCGTTCCTGATTCGTTCCAAACTACCGATTCGGATAGATCCAAAAATGCCGTCAATATCTCAAAAGGATAGTTGACAAGGTATTTTGGGTAGTGTGGTTTATTTACTATGATTCGTTTGTTCTTTATTCTTGACTCCCTTTTTTGCTTGCCGAATCGTTGCGGCTTATATAACGGCCCCGAATCATTCCCGACTCTTTTGATCGGCTATTGATCTTGACTCTTTTGGTCGGTTATTAAATCCGACAAATTGACTCACCCTTTAAGCCTGACTCTTTCAATCGGTTTTATTATTCAATCGACCAAAAGAGTCAGGCTTTGGAGTCAATTCGACCATACGGGCCCCGACCGGTCGAAAACATGAGTCACGTTGACTCATCCCGATTCGGTATCCAAAAGTGCCCTGTCAACCTATCCGACCGGTTCTTTTGCTCAAAACCTATACTTCAGGATATAATTTTAGGGCTTGTGTACTAAAAACTAGCCTGTTTTGAAGGCCATTTTCGGGAATCTGATAGGGCTTGAGAAGCCCAGAAATGGCCCCAGAATGCCGAAACGGGTTTTCGGCACGCCCTACCGCCTGCACAGTGATTCACCCTATTCAGCGCCCATATTCCAAAAATTGAATATGACCCGATTTTGGCCGTTTTTTGGGGTCGGTTTGGCCGGTCGAAAATTGCTGGTTTTGGGTCGCTTGATCGATCAATTAAAAAGGGCCTGAAACGGCGCTTATATATAAAGAGAAAAAACCGGCCCCTTTTCCGGTCGTTTTCCGGTCGGTTTGGTTTGTCCGTTTAAGTATTGTTTGACAATGGGCCAAAATTGAGTCTTTGGTGTTTCACCGGCCTACGGGTCGGCACGGGGACGATTCGCCCAAGCATAGTTGAATCGGGGTTCTGGTAGTTGATAGGATCGGGCAGGTTTTGAGGAACACTTAGACAAACCGCCCTGAATACTTTCACACTGGTTTCGGGCCTAATCGCTTTTGTAATGGGCAATCGGGTTTCGATTGTCTTTTTTAGAAGCAAAATAGGAGTCTTCAAATGTTTGAAATGTTGTTTTTAATAGCCGCTGCAATTGTAATATTGGGGCCGGTAGTATGACAAAACCAAATCCTGACAAAATCCTTGAGCAAATCCAAAAGGCAAAACAGATTTGTATTTTACTAGAACAGGCAATGCATGACACCGGCGATTGGGAAAGCCGGTCTTTGGATTTGGCCTGTACAAAAACCGGTGAAATCACAAAGCTTTTACATACCGCTCAACAAAACCTGACCTATCAAATGGAAAAGGGACAAGTAGAGGAACAGACATAATGGGCCTTGCAATATTTCTTTTGGGAATCTTGATCATTGCCGGTTTGCTGGCGTCAATCCTTGAGCATTTAAACAAATGAACGCAACGGAAAGCGGCCCCATGTGGG